GAGATACAGACGAACCGTTACCGAGAGAAGAAAGGTCTTCCCCCTTTGAAGAAGAAGGGTTAGTCCACTGTGGTTGTGGTATCTGATGTTCGTGTGGAATGACTTGTCCACCAGGTGCAGTAACAACTACGTCAGCACATATAGATGCATAGGGTGACTTAGGATGGAACATGATACCAGCCTTGATGAGTTCACCACAATTTTTGAGACGAGCGATCTCAAAATCTAATCGCTTGTTAGCAGTAAGTTGTTGTACAGATGCTATCTGTGCTTCTGCTGCTTCTCTACATTTCTTCTGCATACCTCTGTTCAATGGTATGGATAGGGTAGCAGATAGACCTAGATTAAAACTTTGGTTTGCCTTCATGTCTGTACGCACAGGTTTAAACCATGATGGTGTCATCTCTCCACCAGTGTCAACTATGTCTGGTACACCATTAGGACCATCTACATCTTGAATGATAGTAATGTCTGATCCATCTGGGAACCACCTTACCTCTTCACCAGCATCATTAGTATAAGTTCTATCGTCATACCATTCTTCCCAAGGATAGTTCTTGACAGTAACATAGGTAGGAGTCATTGTACCACTGATGTCAGTGGTATTATATTGTGGTTCGTTATAAAAATCTTCCCAAGGATCTTTCCTTGAGTCAGCAAACTGGATGTATGGTGTCATATTGAGAGTCGTACCCTGACACGATACACCACCACCGTAGGTATTAGTTACGTATGGACCTTGTAAAACTTGTATTGCCTGGTTCGTGACTGAGCCCGACGAGTTGGCTATGGGATTTGCAGTAGCAGATACACCACCTACACCTTGAGCTAGTGCTCCTATAGGTAAAGAATTAAAACCAAGAACCGCTGCTATTACTGCGTAAACACGCTTGTTGTGTCCGTGACGGATTCTATTACTGTTGTTCTCTGTATGAGAGTTTGACTGGTCATACCTGGTCCTTGATAACTCTGGGTAAATTGAAACGCTGCACCTGGAGTTGTCATTGTGTATTTGCTTTGACTGGAGAGATCTAAAGCATCGAAGGAAGATGTTACGCTTCCTGTGATTGCTCCCTCTCCTGATCCTACGCTTGGATCTATAGTCACTGTTGATGTATTCACATTGGGGTTGAGGGGTTCTCCATTGTTTGAGATGCCTACCCCAGTCACACTGTATTCCCATCCTGTTCTATAATCTACTGAATTTATGGTTTCCGTTATGGTACTTTCAGTTTCTGTATGGCTAGTCATACTTCCCTGTTGGAAATTTGGGACCACAGGCACTGCAAGGGTTTTAGACGGAATTAATAATAAGAATAATAGGATAAATTTATTCATCCTTAATCACCTACTTTATAGTTAGCTCTGTTACGAACTGAGTTGTCGCTGTAGTATTTGCACCACCAGCAGATACACTAGCAAAAGTGTGAGCACTAGTAACTTGACCAGCAAGATCACCAGCAGTACCAGCAGCAACACTTGATAGATCACCAAAGTTTTGTGTTGCACCAACTGTTACGGCACTTTGCGGAATAGCGTCAGCTTGAGTGTATGACTGGGTGAAGCTGAATGCTGCACCTGGAGTGTCCTGTGTTGCAGCAATAGTACCAGGAGAATAAACGCCTGAAGCTATAGTACCAGCAGACACTGTGTTAACAGTCGTACCATCGGTAGTGTCAACATTGGAACCTGAAATTGAATACGAAGATCCAATTCTCTCAGCTGTTGTATGAGCACCTCCAACACTTAGTTGTACACTTGAAGCAAATCTAGATGTGATATCTGCCCTTGCTGGATTCACCAAAGCACCAAAAGATGCAAGCATAATAAAAGGAATAAATTTTTTCATGCTATCTCACATGGTTACCTGCAACTATATAGGTGTTTATATCCGTCAAAATTTGTTCGGCAGGTACCCTTGTAAGTATAGAATGTCTATGGTTAAATAATAGTGTACGCCTTCGGGGTACACAATTTACACTCGCTTTTAAAGGAGAACTATTATGAACACTCTAGCAAGATACAATGCTGCTAATCTTCCTGAACTCATGGAGAAGATTACTCGTAACGGCATTGGATTAGATGATTATCTAAATAGATTTTGGGAGACGGAATCCCAAACTAATTACCCACCATATAATTTGGTGCATTTGAGTAATCATGAGTCAAGATTGGAAGTCGCATTGGCAGGCTTCAAGAAGGAAGAGGTCAAAGTCTTCACAGAGTTTGGAAAATTACATGTTGAAGGCATCAAAGAAGATAAAGAAACAGATGCAACATATCAACACAGGGGCTTGGCACAACGTTCATTCAAACGCTCTTGGCAACTCAGCGAAGATTGCGAAGTTCGACAGGTCGTATTTGAAGACGGACTCTTGTCCGTGGAATTGGGAAAAGTAATTCCAGAACATCACACACGCAAAGATTACCTAGGAGGTGCATCATGAAACTCACTAGTCCTTTCAGCGTTATCAAAGACGCTAAGTCGGATATCAAAAGAGTTCCCAAAAAATCTTTTTGGGAAAAAGAATGTGATGATCATCCGACAAATCAATCATGTTTAGTATATTGCAATTGACATCAGATTAAAATAAGTTTAAGATGCTCTATATAAAAAAGTTTATTGTAGAGTATGAAACAAACACCAGGTGAGATAATGATGCATCCACTGTGGTCAGGACCTGTTATCTTACTAGGTCTGATGGTCTTGATACAGACTCTTCATACTGTCACCCACTGGCATATGGAAATAGATGCTGATGCATACTGTAGAAACAATGCTGAATGGGTGGAGTCACAAACAAGTGATGATGATTACTAGCATATATAATAAACAATCAAAGAGACCCGATGGGTCTCTTTTTGTTTGAGGTTACTATGAATGTTTATGTAAATTTAAAACCGAATAATTACGATGGTGAGTCTGACCTCTTGACAATTGAGGTTCCTTCATCTTATAGTGAAGAGATTCTGCAACATGTTAGACCCATCGCAGAACAAAAAAATACATCCCAAGATAAAATCCTTAAGGATATTTTTAGGGAAGCAGTAAACGAAATTCAAAGGAGGAGTTATGAGCGTAAGGGTCGTAAGAACAAGAAACGGTGAGGATGTCATTTGTGACATTCGTGAAATTAGTCAAGAAGGAGATACCGAAAAAAAGGTTCTTGGTTATCAGTTGAATAAACCATACACCGTTTGGATTTCTGAAGGAATGAATGCTGAGGATGATGATGGTAACATTCATAAACTTAGCAATCCTGAAATTACGATGGAACCTTATGCACCTCTTGCAAAAGAACAACAAATCATCGTTCGTTATGATGAAATCATTAGTGCTTATGAAACACATGATGATGTAGTCTCAAAATACAATCAACTAGTTGGAGCAACAAATGGAATCGAATCTGAAAATCCTGTTGATGACAAACAGGAGTGAGTGTCTAGTGGGTCGTGTAACTGAGTTAGACGAGGAACCCTCAGTCTTAATTGAAAAATGTTTTAGCATTACTAGTGATGGAAAACTTGAAAAGTTTCCCCCTTTTGCTTCACAACGTGATTTGTTCTTGACATCTGAGTCAATTTTGACTATAGTGGATCCATCAGAACAAATTGTAAAGGAGTACAATTCAAAGAATGAGTAGGTTTTATACCAACGTACAACTTGCAGGCAATGTAATTCTTTATCGTGGGTACGAGAACGGACAACCAGTCCAATCTCGTGCCCATTTTAGTCCTACATTGTTTGTGTCTTCAAACAAGGAAGAAAAGTATAAAACTTTAGAGGGTGATAACGTACGTCCTGTTAAATTTGAATCAGCAAGAGAAGCAAGAGAGTTCATTGCACAGTATGAAAGTGTTGAGGGATTCAAAGTTCATGGGTATGAAAGGTTTGTATACCAATTCATCGCTCAAGAATTTCCTAACGAGGTTGATTACAACATCAATCAGATGAAAATCTATGCTATGGACATTGAGGTTCAGTGTGAGAATGGATTTCCTAATGTAGAAGAGGCAGCAGAAGAAATGCTCTCAATCACCATTAAAGATATGGTGACTAAGAAATATTATTGTTGGGCAACTCGTGAATTTGAAGCACCTAAAGATGTAGAAACTAATATATTTTGGAACGAGAAAGAGATGTTGAATCACTTTCTTGGTTGGTGGGTTGAGCATACACCTGATATCTTGACTGGTTGGAATGTAAATCTATATGACGTTCCATACATTGCTCGTCGTGTAAATAGAGTTCTTGGTGAGAAATGGATGAAGAGTCTGTCTCCATGGAACCGTGCAAATGAGAGGGAAGTATATGTCCAAGGACGTAAAAACTATGCTTATGATATTAGTGGGGTCAACATTCTTGACTACCTTGACCTTTACCGTAAGTTTACTTATAGTAACCAAGAATCCTACAGACTTGATCACATTGCTTTTGTCGAATTAGGACAACGTAAGGTTGATCATAGTGAGTATGAAAACTTTAAGGACTTCTATACATCTGATTGGCAGAAGTTCATGGAATACAACATCCAAGACGTTGAGTTGATTGACCGCCTTGAAGACAAGATGAAGTTGCTAGAACTAGCAATCACTATGTCTTATGACGCAAAGGTAAACTTTGAAGATGTGTATTCACAGGTAAGAATGTGGGACACGATGATATATAATTACTTAAGTGAAAAGAACATTGTTGTTCCTCCCCGAAAGGGATCTAAAAAAGACGAAAAATACGCAGGTGCTTATGTCAAGGAACCGATTCCAGGAAAGTATGATTGGGTGGTCAGTTTTGATCTCAATAGTCTGTATCCCCATCTTATTATGCAGTACAACATCTCCCCAGAGACACTCAGGGAGACTAGACATCCCAGTGCGAGCGTTGAACGGATTCTCAAACGGGAGATAGATTTTGATGGTGAGTTTGCTACGTGTGCTAACGGTGCTCAGTATCGTAAGGACATACATGGATTCTTACCAGAAATAATGCAAAAGATTTACGATGAGAGAACGATTTATAAAAAGAAAATGCTCATCGCCAAACAGGAAAATGAAAAGAAACCAACTGAACAACTCAAAAGGGACATCTCAAAGTTCAACAACATCCAAATGGCAAGAAAGATTCAACTTAATTCTGCCTACGGTGCTATCGGTAACCAATACTTCAGGTACTACAATCTTGCGAACGCTGAAGCAATCACACTCAGTGGACAAGTAAGTATTCGTTGGATTGAAGGGAAGGTAAATAGTTACCTGAACAAACTACTAAAAACTGAGGATCAAGATTATGTTATTGCTTCCGATACTGACAGCATCTATGTCTGTCTTGATTTACTTGTACGCAATGTATTTCCTGACCCGAAAATTTCTTCAGAGAGGATCGTCAGTTTCATCGACGCTGCTTGCAAAGAAAAAATAGAACCTTTTATCACTAAGTCATATCAAGAACTAGCAGATTATGTTGGTGCTTATGATCAGAAGATGTTCATGAAACGTGAGAACATCGCCAATAAAGGTATATGGACTGCTAAGAAACGTTACATCCTTAATGTGTGGGATAGTGAAGGTGTTCGTTATGAAAAACCTAAACTAAAAATCATGGGTCTAGAGGCAGTCAAATCTTCTACACCTGCTGCCTGTCGCACTGCAATTAGGGATTGTATGAAGGTAATTATGAATAAATATGAGGAAGCAGCACAG